GTTCTTTTTAGATTGTGGAAAGGCGGAAAAAACTCTATTAATGAGAAACCGCTGAAATGAACAATTCCAGTACTATTTCTTAGTAACAAGTTTAATAGGTTTCTTTACAGCTGTTTCCACAGGAGCTGTAATTCTATTTATGTAGTTATTTACTTCATTGGTTTCACTACTTTCATCATCTTCATCAAAACTCATCTCACTAAACTGAGGGAAAAATTTCTTCATATTTTCTAGAAATTTGTTATTGCGAGTTTTTGTTTTAACAAAGTTTGATCCAGTATGAACTTGAAGGGAACCAGGAAGTGTGTAACCATTGTTAAAATATGATACAGCATCAGGAGCTGTCGTAAACATATATTTGTAAAGTACTGGAGCAAAAGCACAGTAAAGGGTTGCAGTATCCACGCCAACAGCAGAACTGGTGAAAGTATTTGGCATCAACCAATAATCACCAGAAGAAACTTTAACATGTGCTGTGACAATGTACCAATCTGTGCTAGAGAATGAACTATCCTCTTGATTCCAATCTATAACAAATGCAGTATAGTTGGATGAAACGTTGGTATTTGAATCAATATGTAAGAATGTAAAAAAATTATTAAGATTATACTCAGCAAGTGGAAATTGATTTCCACCAGCAAGATAAACTTGCATCATACCTGTATAGTCATCACCAAATTGAAGACAGGGATAACCTAGACCGGGGGTGATAGTGGGAAAAACTTTTAAATTCCCTACACTATATGATGAAGATTGTGCATTACCAATTTGAATAGCACCTGCTGGATTGTTACCATTATTTTGAACAGCAACAACAGGACAAGAAGTAAAAGAAAATACTGCATTAAGCATAGGTGGACGATTACTATAATCTGGAACAGTAAGCTCTATATCATAATCGATATATATTTTTCCAAGATCAGAGATATCGCCAGATGAATAAGTACCAACAAAAATGTACGCTGGATCATACAATTTCAAATCGTTATATGAAGTCCAATCATTTCTCACGTAGTACTCAGTAACTTGTTGATTTTTCTTTTTTATGTACGGAATTGTACATTTTTGCCAAACAGGAGTATTTGCACAAGACAATTGATTCAAAATTTGTGATACATCTTTTAAAGGTGTATCATTAGGATCATATTCAATATATGAGATGAAAGATCCTTGAGAGATTGTAGCACAATTAGGTATATACATCATTTTTAAATTATGAATTTTATACTTTTCATAGGAAGCAGCAATAGGAGCCAAGAAAGGAAAAGTTTTTACATCACCAGGATTTATTCTAAACTGAATATAAGATAAATCAGTTGAAGATCCTATAGTAGTAAGATACTCTCTATGCTTAATTCTAATACCTAATTTGGTAGATTTAATTTGTGCTGGCCTTTTAACAGAGATGGAAGAGGCTTTAGCAATTGGTATAGAACGTGCTTTAATAAGAACTTGTTTATTTAACAATTGTTTCTTTGGTGTAACTCTTCCTCTTCTTTTATTTTTTCTAATAACAACCACTTTTTTAGAGCCGTTAGTATTATTACGACGGCGATTATTGGTATAGGTAACAGTTTTTGTTTGAACGTTTTTATTTTTTGGCATACAAAATTTTATGGTGGCCAACGTTTAAGTACACCACATTAATTAAATTGTACGTACGTATTATAACTTTTAAAAATTTCAGCATATGATTTATACATAAACTTGTATGTTTCAAACAAAAGTTTATCCTTTGAATATTGAATTAAAAGACGTTGCATTCTTTGATGAATGATATGATGCACTTGTTGAGAACTATGACATAATAGTATTCCTCCTAATCTTTGCATTTCAAGAGAAGGACTTAGCATATGAGTTCTTTTAAGACGTTTATTTAGGACATCTAAAACTTTAGTGGGATCATGATGGATATCAGGATATAAGTACAATGAACAGAAAACTAATTCTTCTTTAGTAGAAGGACGCTTACGCCATTCTATAGTAGCAAAATCTGAATCATGATTTAAATCTTGAAAAATGGAACCTTGTATAAAATCATCTCCATTAATAACAATAAAATTATCATCATGAACAGTTTCCAAATTATGATTATATGAACAATAAAACAAATACAAACGCCACATAATATTAATGACGATAGTCATATAATCTCCTGACCCAAGCCCTCGATTAATAGAATACAATTGTCCAGCAACATTTACAACTTTATTGATTGAGTTATATCTAACAGTGTTAAATATATTAATTTGATACTCATTATCAAAATCAGTTTGATCAAAAACAAGATCATAAAACAATGACAAAAATTCTGCTGAAACGCTAGAATCTTGACCACTTGTATCAGTGTCATAATAATAAGGAAATTCTTCAAGCCTATCTCTAATAAATTTAAGAGCACCTTTTTGAAAAGAATCCCCAACAAAAGAAACTGACTTTCCAGTTGTAACACGAAGTTCCATAAATTGATCCATAAGGTCACCCAATGCCATACTAGCAAGTAATGTATGTTCAGGTGGATAACTCATAAACAACCTTGCAGTTTTAATTTTTCCATTTACAGATGGTCTAAGCTCATCTTTTTGTGCTGCATTTATTATAAATATATGAGGTTGTTTAGAACATTTTTCAATTGTATTTTCAAAATATTGCATCATAGCGGGAGAATCTCTACCATAAACTCCTTCGCTTTTAGCACCGAAACCAATAGCACTTTTTAAGTCCAAATTTTTGATACATGATTCAAAGGAACAAAATTTCAATCTATGTATCTGATCAAGAAAGTACTTTATAGCGCGTTTTGCTAATACTAGATTTAAAGGCTTATCTAAAATGTCGTATTTCATCATACGATCAAGTAGTTCGTCCTTATTACCGAGAGATGCTAGATCATACTCATTTCCCGTTTGTGAATGAGGCACGTATAGGTCTACATTAACATCATTAGAATAATAATATTGACTACGTTTACCAATATTTCTATTACCAATGCTTCCAATATATCGTATATAATTGAAAATCCTATATGGTTTAACAGTAGTAATGATGTTTAATTTATTTAAATAAGGACGCAAATCTAGTTTAAACGGTTCTTTAAAAATTCAACAAAAGTACTTGTGAAAGGTATTCCAAATGACCTTTGAGTGGAAGAAGAGGAGCCTGTTTTGAGAATGCCGGCGTGTATACCAACTATTTGATTCGTTTCTGTATTAACAACCAACTGACCGCAGTCACCTGGAACAGAATCAGCTAAATAGTGCAAATTAGATTTAGTCATTTCGCAATGACTCACTTGAAATGCATTCTCAGAGAAAATAACAGCTGGAAATATTGATGGAGCAACTCCAATTTGAAATTTTCTGAAACGAATAACTGAATTTCCTTCAGCTTCAAAAATTCCAATTAATAAGTCATCAAAAGCACCAAATTTTTTCATTTCAAATGTCTCAGTAGTGATTAATTTAGCAGTGTTGGTTCCTTGTCTAACAAAGGATATAGTTCTACCATTATCTTTGTAATGATTTAACATTAAAACAATATATGTTTTAGTATTCAAAACACCAGTATCGGTATATCCATTACCCATAATAATACCATTTGCGATCTTTACATTATTAGAATCACAAACTTCAACTTGATTTAATCCAAGAGTAATCGGTAATTTGGCATGAACTTCATAATGATCACCTCCGTAATCATCATCAACTGTTTCATTAAAATATGCATCAAACAATTGCATTCCAACTAAAATTTCACTACTTCCTGTTCTTTTAGCAATTCTTTCAACAGCAGCGACATAATCTCCCCAGCGATGCAAGTTTCCTACCTCACTTGCTTTTTCTTCAAGATAGATCCAACCACCTGAATTAACATCATTCAATCTATCATAATCAAACATAGTTCTTTTCACTACACGTTTATTACGGGAGCCTGCCCCATTCTTCCACCATTTGTTCTTACCTTTTGCATGATAAACTGTAGCAGCTTTTTTGCTAAGCTTAGCAATAGACTTCGAAAACTTAATATAGTTATTATAATCCCCGTGTAAATCAAGGCTGGCAATACTACTTGTTTTACTAATATTTTTACGATTTTTACATTGTTTGACCAAATTTTCTTGTTTTTGCCTCGCGCTTATTTTAGAATCTATAACGTTGGTCTTTTCAACAATACTGTGAGATACAGGATCAAAATAAACTGGTTTTTTAACTTTTAATTTTACACCATTTTTAAGAATTTTATCATTTATTTCAATCAATTTTGAATTTTTTAAATCTTCTTGTTGAATAAGATTTTGATTCTTAAAATCTTTCCAGTTTTGAGTACATTCTTCACAATATGCAGGTTTATAACTTGGTTTTTTCTTAGTACTTCCAGGGTTAAGTTTTCTATTCTTAGCAGGAATTTTTGGCATTTTACATTTTGTACAATTAGTGAGTCTACTTAAATAACATTCTTGACATGTGTCATGATTTTTCTTAATAGGTATAAAAGACTCACTACAAATGTTACAAGTTTTTTGTTCTTCTTCTATAATTTTTTCAATGACTTTTTCAACTTCTTTAGTAACTTTCTCCATATTTTTAGTAGGTATTTTCTTATCTACTGGAGAAAATTTATCATTAGCACAATCATCACCAAGATATTTTATAAGTTCTTCTCTTGATAACTTTTGCTTATCTTCAAGTTTTTCAAGTTCTTGAATACAAATATTTTTTTCATAATCAGGTTTTTTAACCCAATTTTCAGAATGAAAGTCATATCTATCATGGAATCTTGCAGCTCCAACTTTATGGGCTACATCTTGATCTTTAGGAGGAACTTGTAACACAAAACGATTTCTAACATATTTACATTTTGAAAAAGCTGCTAAGTTAATAGCACCCATTAGACCTGCTACTAAAGCGACAAATGTAGTAATACCATGCACAACATTAGTAGTAGTTTTAGTAACTCCAGCTTCAAACTTTTGATATAAATTTCCAATTTGATTTTCAAAACCTTCCAATTCAACTTCAACGGGTTCCTCTTCATCTATTTGAACAAAACGTGCATTTCCAATTTTTTCTTTTTTATAATAATCCATTAAACGATCAAATGCTGCACGTAAAGAGATGGTAGTAACCAATGTAATTATAGTATTATTTCCAATACTACCTATAATAGTATCTGTATCAAAAACAGTTAAATCATTGGCAACACTATCAGAAGGTTTATTTGTATAATATTCAAAAGCATGATCAAACATTTTTGGAAAATATATCAATATAACAATTAAGCCAACTATTGCACCAGTTAAACTTGGTTTATCAGTAACTATTTCAATTATTTTTTTACTAACTGAACGCAAAAAACTAGATATTATTGGCGCATAAGCATCCAATTTTAAACATAATTGATCAATAATAGTATCAGTTTTTGTTAACATTGAAACTAAAAAAGGAGACAAAAAATCAGGTAATAAGTCATAGATTTTATTATTCCTTTCAGCTCTTTTAAAAACAGTTCCTTTATGTTGAGGTTCAGTTGGAAGAAGATTTATAGAATCTGTAGAATTAACTTCTTCTAAATCTTTAAAAATATTTATCATTTCAGGTGCATTTTGTATATTACGCAAAATTTTAACATCATTTTGAGTCTGAACTTTTTTCTCAGAATTATATACAACTTCAGAAGAAAATGGTTTTATAACTAATGCTTTAGAGAGAATCATTTTTGAATTAGCTGGATAATTTTTTCTAAGTTCATTATAACCTTTAATATCAGTACACAAATTTTCATGGGAGCATGGTTGATCAATGACCAAATTACTTTTTGCAAACTCAACTAATTTACTTTCCATGTAGTTTCTAAAATATTTATTACTTCCATAAAATTTAAAGGAATTTGATGTGACTCTCTGTAAATAGTAATAATGGTCTACCATTACATTATTTGGAAATTTTTCATCAACATCAAGTTCTTCAAGTAAATAATAACAATTACATTTATCTAATACTTTACAATGTTTACATCCTTCATTTATATCTGCTTGTATCATCAAATGACCACAGACATAAGAAATTTGTCCTATTTTCACACGGAGGGGAATTTGTCTAAGTCCAACTCCATTTTCCTTTTGAAATACAGGTTCATAAAAACTCAATGGTATTAAAGTGCCATATGCTGGTTCAAACAAAGTTGGTCCACCAACATATTTTGTAGGATGTAAAGAATAAGTAAACATACTATCTCTTAAGAAGGTAGGTGTTAAAAATTTTTCAGTATCTGCTACGAAAGTACGCAATTTTAAACGAAATGCTTTATTATTTAGACTAGAATGCCAAGAGGCAAAAGTTGTAGAAAACTCAACATTGCAATAATCATCAGTATAGTCTAATTTTTTTGTCAAAAAATCTTCGTTTCCAGTAGAACATTGTAAAATTGGTAATGTGAATATTTCACCAACATGAGTTTGTTTTTTGTGTACAAGAGGTTTTATTAACACTTTATTTACAAGGACAATTTTTGTATCATATACTAACATATTGGATGTAGGCAATGTATATGACAATGGAATGATTTGTCCAAAGACACTAACAGTAAAAACTTCCTTACTATTATCAACGTTAGATGTTCCACGAATAAAACTACAAGATACTGGTTTAATATCTGAGCCAATAAAAAAAGGGTAAGTAACAATTCTATACTTTCTACTATAAAAAGCGAGTTGCAAAATTTTATCCCTTAAGTAAACCTTAAGATGATTTGTATTATTTACAACATCAACTCTATTTCCTGCAATCACTGTTACTTGGTTTAAGAAAGCATGTGTATATTGTTCAATTTTATCTCCTTTATATATTTTTGTTGGTAAAGTACTATGGATATTAAAAAATAAATCAGTACCAGTAATTCTTTGGATAGTAAATGGAACAGCAAAACTCTTTCTAACATCATTTTTCCAAAGTTTAATATATTTATCAGTAGTAAATGTATATGAGTACCTAGATAATATAAAACTTTGTATAGTCGCAGAAAATTCTTGGGTACTTTTATAGTAAAAACTAGTTTTATTAATATCATCAATTTTATATTTATTAATAAAATTGTCAACCATTTCACTATACTCTTTGAATTTTAATTCATCCAATTGTTCTGGATCTATATCTCTATTGTTGTCAGCTTGTATCAAATCTAAGATACTAGTATCAACATCTGAGATCGATGTAGGAAAATTATTTGTGTCTATAATGTTGTTTATAGTGGTTTTATCATCTCCACTTTTAATTATATAATTATTATTTTC